CTAGACTGGAAGCAGACCTAGAAGCACTGAAGAATGGAGAGGACCCATTAGGTATTGTATCAGAGTTTGAAGATAAGATCAAGGAAATTGAAGATACTATTGATAATGTCGCGACACTCTTTGAACCGTATTGGGAGAAGGGTAGGACAGTCCGTCAGTTAGAGAAGGAAGCAGAGGACGCATTCACAGAACTTGTGCAGGAGTTTCATATCTTTATTCCTGTCAAGATGATGGAGATGATCAGTAAGATTATTCCTGTAGAGTTTGCGGTTCCTATTATGGGATTGTCTATTGATGTATTGCGACTGATCAGTGAGCCATCTTATCAGGAAGAACTCAAGGCACAGATCTCTGGGTGGACAGAAGAGTATACCACAAAACTAGAGACATTGCAAGAAGATTTTGAATCAGGGAAACTCGAACAGGATGCGTATGACTCTGCATTAGGTATGTTAGAGGATGAGAAAGCGAAAGTGCTTGATGCCTTCTATATGCTTGTTCCCGAACAGTATAGACTACACGATGGAGAGTTCGGTGTCAAGTGTGAAGAGTGGAAGGCAAAACTCACATGGTCTTATATTAAAAACGAGATCATGGAATGGTGCACGATGTCACTGTTCAAACTGTTCGATAAACTGATCGGTAAGTTCAAAGAGATATGGGACGCATTAGGTCTGCCCAACTTACCTATTCCATTGTCTTTTGATATGGCAGAATGGGTTCGCGCAGTCATAGACATGGTCGTAGAAAAGTATACAGAAGAACAGAACCGCATACTCGGCGACCTAGAGAAACTACAGAACCTTGACGTAGAACAGGAACTCGCAGACTTAGAACAGGATGTTGAGGATAATATAACACAGTTAGAGTCAGATGTCAAGAACTTTGATGCACAAACTGAGTTAGAGAACGAATTAAACCAGATAGGTCTTGACATGATCGATGAGATCCTAGAGACCAGTATACCATTACCCGCACCTTTTGACATCACTCTCGTAGAAGTATTCGGTGGTGAGATAGAAGGAAAGGTCACGTGTCTGGAAGAACGTATTAATCAGATCGTCACTGCGGCACGTGACTGGAAAATAATCTCCATGAAGGAACTGTTCAATATCTGGTTACGTAAGATCAAGAAGTTTCTGTCTGCGATCGGTCTGGGAAAGCTGTTATCGTTCTTAGACTTTACGCTGTGTGATGTCATGGAGCTGATCGGACTACCGCTGGAGATAGAGATACCCTTACCAGACCTGTCCGTTATAGGAGTGGAGCCCCCCCTACTTATAGCAGTTGAACGGGTCCCCCACAGAGCAGGGGGTTTAGCTCTCCCCAGCCTCGATGACATTCAAGCCCCCGATACAGAAAACATGACCGAAGAAGAATTCCAAGAATTTATCGACGGTCTGGTATAAATAGAACAAAACACATTTCAGAGATTCTACTATGGCGACCACAGTATTCTCATTAGAAGACAAGGACATCACCAAACGTCCCATTACAAGTTCAAGTCCAGCGGAGAACTCCGACTTAGACCTGTCCTTTAGTATCTCTCCAAAAGGAAACCTCTATAAGAAAACTTCGGTTGCGTCTGTTAAACAGTCTATACGTAAACTGTTGTTAACTAATCGCGGTGACATTCCGTTTCAACCATTGTTAGGCGCGGACCTGAATCGTCTTCTCTTTGAACTATCTACGGATCTGGATGAAGACGACATAGAGACAATTGTTGCTGAGACGATACGCAGATACGAACCACGCGTGGGTATGACGAAAGTCAAAGCGAATTTGGATAGTGATAATAATGCGTTAAGGATATACATTGTGTTTCAGATAATTGAGAATTTAAAAGTAGAGACGATGGAAGTGTCCATCTCAAGGATACGATAATGGCAGTGAAAACTACAGACCTAGACTTCTTAGAAATCAGACAGAGTCTAAAACAACACTTTAAGAAGTATGACGAATACAAGGACTACAACTTTGAAGGTTCTGGTCTGTCGAGTATTATGGATGTGCTTGCGTATAATACTCATGTGAATGGTCTTATCGCGAACATGGCGATCAATGAGTCGTTCCTTAGTTCGTCACAATTACGTTCCAGTGCGGTCAGTCATGCAGAGACTTTGGGTTACACACCGAAGAGTAATACAGCATCGACCGCATACCTAGATCTCAGACTCACCACGGATACGAGTTCTGTTTCTCCAAAAAGCGTAGCGGGTGCCCCCAAAAAAATCAGCAAAGGACATGCAGTCTTCGCAGAAGTGGGAGATACCGCATACCGATTCGTAACAACAGATGATACATCGGTAGTCGGTAATGTATCCTCAGACGGGACAATCACCTACGACTGGACGGGCGTCGAAGTCAAGGAAGGAACTTATCGCGAAAAAACCTTTTTAGTGTCATCCGAAAAAGATGCGGTATACGTCATACCAGACACCAACGTAGATGTGTCTACAATGATCGTCACGGTCTCTGAGAACCCTACCACTATGGAGACAGTATCATATTCTAACATTCTGTCAGTCCCTTCTATTACTCCAGATTCGCGTGTCTATATGATTAAAGAAATCTCGAACGGATACTACGAGATGTTCTTCTCTGACGGTAATGTATTAGGAGAAGGGCCTGGGGTCGGTTCGGTTATTCGAGTTTCTTATTTACAGACATTGGGCGAAAAACCAAATGGTGCGATTAACTTCAATGCGGATCGTCTGGACGGATTGCGTATCGAAGTAACTAATACTACAGAAGCGGGTGGAGGCTCTGATAAGGAATCCCTTAGTTCTATTAAACTCAACGCACCAAGAGCGTTTGCATCACAACAACGTTTAGTGACTGCCGAAGATTACGCAGCGATGATACAGTCAAACTATGGAAATGATATCCAAAATGTTATCGCATGGGGTGGAGCAGATAATCAACCACCAGAATATGGTAAGGTATTTGTCAGTCTTGATTTTTATGAGGGGGTCCCATATCAGCGACAAAACATTGTAAAGGAATCCATTATATCAGATTTGACTTCGCACCTTTCTATTATGTCAATAGATACAGAGTTTGTCAATCCAAAGAAAACTTACTTAGAAATCAATACCGTCTTTCAGTTAGACGCAGTTTCTAAGATTGATACACCAGAAGGACAATCTAGCACAGTCATGCAGTTTATTGTAGACTATGTAAAAGAGAACCTTGGAACCTTTGGAACAGTATTCCGCCGTTCAAATCTATTGAGTGATATTGATTCTATCCATCCTAGTATACTCAACTCACGAATGGAAGTCAAGGGTCAACAACGAATTACTGTAATCGAACCAAGGGCATTAAGTCATGTGATAGATTACCCATTCGCGTTAGCATCTCCGGACAAGGACGTTAATACTGTAACAACATCTCCTTTCTTATGGCAAGGAAAAAATGTCATTATTAAAAATGAATTAGGGTCCCATAAATTACAGATCTTTAACCTTGATGGTGAACTAGAGTTCAGTAACATCGGTTACTATGACGAAGCAAAGGGACAGGTTTTAATAAATGCATTGGAAGTGCAAACAAATCTACTTCCAGTAGAGATCAAGATCTCAGTGGTTCCTGCCAATTCGTCGACGATCAGACCATTACGCAACTATATTATAGAACTTGATGAGGGCTTATCTACATCTCGTGCAATCATTGATGAAGGGACGATTAAGGTCACATTATAATGGCAATACAAACGGACGACCGTCGAACTCATATCGGACTGCATTCCAACACAGTAAGGAATGCGGTACCTGAGTTTTTCGTTGAGCAATACCCAGAGTTTATACAGTTCCTTGAAAGGTACTACGAGTACATGGAAGGGAACGAGAGTGGTTCGTTTTCAAAACAGATACAGTCTTTATATAATGTACGCACTATTAGTAGCATAGATGGGTCCCATCTAGATTCATTACTCGCCGAACTTGCAGAGGGTGTTCAGTCAGATACATTCTACAACAATCCTCAGTTGATGGCAAGACTTCTTGCTAACTTCTATCGTGCGAAAGGTACAGAACAATCAGTTGAACAATTCTTTCGTGGGTTCTTTGGTGATACCGTAGAGATAGAATATCCGAAACGTAACATCTTTATTCTGAATGATCAGGATGGTGGGTCCTTTATTGGTCCAGAGAGTATTAAGTTTATTGTCGACGATAAGAAGTATCAGATCTTCTCTATCTTATTGAAGACCGGAATGAGTCTCATAGACTATGAAACAATCTATAAGAAGTTTGCTCATCCCGCTGGTTTCTATCTTGCAGCAGAAGTTGCATTATTGTCTCATGCTATTATAGGACTCCGTGCGGGTCTTACTACAGATCCATTAGAGACACCAAACTATCCAGTACCAGTCGGATCAGAAGTGGGTGGTATCAACCTACGTTCTACGTTTGCGTTGATGACACTGCGCGAGACGGACCCAGAAGACATCACATTTATTTTGAGCGCACTAGAGACGTTAGACCGTTACGACGATATATCCATCGAACGTCTAGCAGAAATTTACACAACCGTTGCGGACTGGGCATCGACTCGATCGTTTAGAATGAGTAACGATGAGATCCTCATGTCTGAAGACTTTGAACTACTTGATGGTGGTGCGGCGGAGACAGAGGTTACGGTCAGGTATAGAGATGCAGATGGTACCTTAGTAGATGTTGGTCCAGAGGTTTGGACTCCAGATATGATTGAACCACCACAACCGATGCCAACTCCAGATCCGGAACCAGAACCTGAGCCAGAACCAGAACCTGAGCCAGAACCAGAGCCGGGCCCTGAACCACAACCAGAACCAGAACCAGAACCAGAAGAGGATCTACCAGACAATATAGTCCACTACAGATCAGCATACCCAGAGTATTCGTGGGAGCAGTGGATACCGACACTTAGAGTTACAGTCAAGTGGAATGACGAAGTCGTCTACGATATAACAGGTCACGAAGATGGTTGGCCTACCAGACTCATTGGTCCAGATGGTCGCATCTATGAACGTGGTGATCAGGAGTCTTCTGACTATAACGGAAACATATTTGGTGTACTCCGCGTGGGTCCAACTCCGGAACCAGAACCTGAGCCTGAACCAGAACCAGAACCACAACCTGAGCCTGAACCAGAACCACAACCAGAGCCAGAACCGGAGCCAGGCCCTGAACCAGAACCGGAGCCAGAACCAGAACCGGAACCAGAACCGGAGCCAGAACCAGAACCGGAACCAGAACCGGAGCCAGAACCAGAACCGGAACCAGAACCAGCGGACATTCGATATTCTAAAGATGCCCCAAGATTCTACTGGTATCATGCAGACTACTATGACCCATCAAGTGATGAAGGTATGGTTTATACAGCAGTCTATTGGAATGATCAGTTAGTATTCACTGAAAATACGCCAGGGATCTTCAGAAGGTCATCTTATACTATTGGTGGTGTGACTTATACTCGTAGAGATTTAAGAGACTCTCAAGTATATGGAATACGAGACGATTTGGTTTATTGGTATGCCATCGAGAAATCTTAATAAAAATAAATAAACTATTTTAAGGGACAAACAAAAATGTCAAGAAAAATCATTAACACTGGACAGGGAGCGAACGACGGATCGGGTGATACACTTCGCACCGCCGGTGAGAAAATTAATGAGAACTTCGCTGAAATTTATAGTCTCATAACAACAGACAGCGGGATTACATTACAAGAAATTACTGACCTAGTTAATTTGTCGGTGGAAAGTTCTATTCAAGATACAGACTTTGATGAAATTGTTTCTAGCGTCGACTTGATTGGGAATATTCTAGCGCAACAAGGTATTAATACTAGTCTTATTTCTACTTTAAACACCGATGTACAAAATCTATTGTCTGGTGGCGGTCCAATCGGACCACAAGGTCCAGCAGGAACTAAGGGGCAAGACGGAACGAAAGGACCAACGGGTTGGACAGGTCCTATGGGTCCAAGAGGCACAGAAGGTCCTAAAGGTAGTCGTGGTCCAACAGGTCCAGTAGGACCAATAGGTCCAACAGGTACAGAAGGTCCTAAAGGTAGTCGTGGTCCAACAGGTCCGGTGGGTCCTATCGGACCAACAGGTACAGAGGGTCCTAAAGGTAGTCGTGGTCCAACAGGTCCAGTAGGACCAATAGGTCCAACAGGTACAGAGGGCCCGCAAGGTTCTCAAGGACCGACAGGTCCAGTAGGACCAATAGGTCCAACGGGTACAGAAGGACCGCAGGGTTCTCAAGGACCGACGGGTCCAGTAGGTCCTATCGGACCAACAGGTACAGAAGGACCACAAGGTTCTCAGGGTCCAACAGGTCCAGTAGGACCGATAGGTCCGACAGGCACAGAAGGACCACAAGGTTCTCAGGGTCCAACAGGTCCAGTGGGTCCTATCGGACCAACAGGTACAGAGGGTCCACAAGGACCACAGGGTACAATTGGTTTACAAGGGCCAATAGGTCCAACAGGAACAGAAGGACCACAAGGTTCAGCAGGTCCAACAGGTCCACTGGGTCCTATCGGACCAACGGGTACAGAAGGACCACAAGGTTCACAGGGTCCGGTTGGTACACAAGGACCACAGGGTCCAACGGGTACAGAAGGACCACAAGGTTCAGCAGGTCCAACAGGTCCACTGGGTCCTATCGGACCAACGGGTACAGAAGGACCACAGGGTCCACAAGGTTCAGCAGGTCCAGTAGGACCACAGGGCCCGACGGGTACAGAAGGACCACAGGGGTCTCAAGGACCAACAGGTCAAACAGGACCACAGGGACCAACGGGTACAGAAGGACCAAAGGGTCCACAAGGTTCAGCAGGTCCAGTAGGACCACAGGGACCAACGGGTACAGAAGGTCCGATGGGAACTATGGGTCCAAGGGGTCCGGTTGGTCCGCAGGGAATTGCAGGAACAGAAGGGCCACAGGGTCCAGTAGGAACAACAGGTCCAGTTGGTCCATCGGGTCCAGCTGGAACAGAGGGACCGCAGGGTCCAACAGGAACTAAAGGTCCAGCCGGCACAAAAGGACCAGCAGGAACAGAAGGACCACAAGGAACAAAAGGACCTTCAGGTACTGTCGGCCCACAAGGCCCAGTTGGTACAGAAGGACCTAAAGGTGATTCAGGTCCACAGGGTCCAGCGGGTCCAACAGGTCCAACAGGAACCATAGGTCCACAAGGTAGTGCGGGACCAAAAGGACCGCAAGGCACTGTCGGTTTACAAGGAACCATAGGTCCACAAGGTAGTGCGGGACCAAAGGGTCCAGCAGGAACAGAGCCAGGACCGGCAGGTACCAGAGGTCCTCAAGGGGATCCTGGCCCAGCAGGTCCAGCAGGAACAGAGCCAGGGCCGCCTGGGACTAGAGGTCCACAAGGATCACCAGGCCCGCAGGGCACGGCAGGACCACAAGGTACTCAGGGTATTCAAGGTCCACAGGGAACGTCAGGTCCTCAAGGTATCAGAGGTACTATTGGTTCACAAGGTCCAGTGGGTCCAACAGGAACAAGAGGTCCAGTAGGTCTACGCGGAACGCAAGGGCCTCAAGGAACACAAGGTATTCAAGGCACGACAGGACCTCAAGGTATTAGAGGTACTATTGGTCCGCAGGGCACAGCAGGTCCTCAAGGTACACAGGGTCCTATAGGAACACGTGGTCCACAGGGTATCGCAGGTCCACAGGGTAGTGCGGGACCAAAGGGTCCGATCGGTACTAGAGGTCTTATTGGTCCACAAGGTACTCAGGGTGATCAAGGAACTAAAGGTCCAGTTGGTACTAGGGGTATACAAGGTTCTCAAGGTCCACAGGGGTTGCGGGGTTCGCAGGGTCCAGTTGGTTCGAGAGGTCCTATCGGTCTACAAGGGACTCAAGGTCCACAGGGCACCGCAGGACCGCAAGGTATTAGAGGTACTATTGGACCACAGGGAACTCAAGGTATTCAGGGAACGTCAGGTCCTCAAGGTATCAGAGGCACTATTGGACCACAGGGAACTAAAGGTATTCAGGGAACGTCAGGTCCTAAAGGTATCAGAGGTACTATTGGTTCACAAGGACCGCAGGGTCCGACAGGAACTAAAGGTCCAGTGGGCACTAGAGGTCCTATTGGCCCACAAGGTACTCAGGGTGATCAAGGAACTAAAGGTCCAGTGGGCACTAGAGGTCCTATTGGTCCAATCGGTACTCAAGGCGATCAAGGCACTAAAGGTCCAGTCGGAACCAGAGGTCCTATTGGTTCACAGGGTCCACAGGGTCCAGTCGGAACCAGAGGTCCGGTGGGTCCGCGTGGTACAATTGGTTCACAAGGTCCAAAAGGTCCGACAGGAACAAGAGGTCCAGTAGGTCTTCGCGGTACTAAAGGTGATCAAGGAACTAAAGGACCAACAGGAACACAGGGTCCAGTAGGTCCACGTGGTACTAAAGGTGATCAAGGAACTAAAGGACCAACAGGAACCAGAGGTCCAGTGGGGCCACGTGGTACTATTGGTTCACAAGGACCAAAAGGTCCGACAGGAACAAAAGGTCCAGTAGGTCTTCGCGGTACAATTGGTTCTCAAGGACCAAAAGGTCCAACAGGAACCAGAGGTCCAGTAGGTCTGCGCGGCACTATTGGTTCACAGGGTCCAAAAGGTCCAACAGGAACAAAAGGTCCAGTAGGTCTTCGCGGTACAATTGGTTCTCAAGGACCAAAAGGTCCGACCGGATCGAAAGGACCACGAGGAACTAAGGGTCTACAAGGTTCTCAAGGTCCACGAGGTTCACAGGGACCGAAGGGTGATCAAGGTACAAAGGGTCTACAGGGTACTAAAGGTGATCAGGGTACAAAGGGTCTACAGGGTACTAAAGGTGATCAGGGTACTAAGGGTGATCGAGGTACAAAGGGTCTACAGGGTACTAAGGGTCTACAGGGCACTAAGGGACCACGAGGCACTAAGGGACTACAGGGATCAAGAGGACCACAAGGTTCACAGGGACCGAAGGGTGATCAAGGTACAAAAGGTCTACAGGGTACTAAAGGTGATCAGGGTACTAAGGGTGATCGAGGTACAAAGGGTCTACAGGGAACTAAGGGACTACAGGGATCAAGAGGAGCAACCGGATCGAAAGGACCACGAGGCACTAAGGGACTACAGGGATCAAGAGGACCACAAGGTTCACAGGGACCGAAGGGTGATCAAGGTACAAAGGGTATACGGGGTACTAAGGGACTACAGGGATCAAGAGGAGCACAAGGTTCAAGAGGTCCTGCCGGTTCGAGAGGACCACAGGGTTTAACAGGTACACGTGGAGCTCAAGGTCCAGTTGGTAATGTAGGTAATGCGGTTGTCTTCCAAACACAAACCACTTTAGGCGGAAACAATCCATCTAACGCCACTCTATCCGCAACAGTGAGAAACTTCGGAAGTAGAAATGAAGTTCTTTCGGGAGACGTGGTGTGGTATGTTGCTGACGGTCGAGTATTCCAAGCAACCGCGACTGGTGCGCCTGGTGCTAATGTGAACTTCGCAGAAAGAACCAGCAATGGTTCGGGTATCCTAAGTGCGAGCGCTTTGATATTCTCCACGACAGCTGGTAACGGTACCGTTCTAAATGAAAACGGTATGGCAATCTTCGAAGGTGGTGATAAAAGAGTAGTTATTGGAAACCTAAGTAGTACATTCAATGCACCGACATAATTGATAACGGGGGGTGTAATTCCCCCCATTTTTTATGGATACCAAATGATAGCAAACCTATGCGCGTATAAGTACCCCGTCATATATGGAAACTGGGCGGAGATGTATTGTTATGTAACCCTCGCTCTTTCTAATCTTGGATACACAGTAAATAGAAGTCCTTATATAGACTCTCCCAGTTTACAACACATGACGGAACAGGGAATTGTAGACAACCCCGATGATCTTTATATTTACAACCACACGTTTTTAGAAGAACTAAACACGAGAGGACTTATACGGGGACCCAACGTCCTTATATTAAAACCCACGGGACCTACATCCAAACACTTTACTATTGACCCCATAGGATACGCTGCGGCCTCGTCGATAACCTACACTAAACCCAACTTTGAAAACTATGACAGCACGTCGTTCTTTAATACTGACGTAGTAAGTTACATCAATGATAGAGAATCCAAGTGGTCGGACAGACAAGATGAGTTTGGTTTCTTACAAGAAGAATTAGATGTTCCAAATGATCATGTTTTGGTTATAGGACAAATGCCCGCAGACCAAACGGTGACCGAAATGTCTTTTGGAAACCATTGGACCAAGATGTGTTCTATTGTCGAAGAGCTTATGGGAACACAGCCTGTTGTGGTTAAACTTCATCCAACTCTCAAGAAAGAATGTGATGACTGGGAAAAGTATCAAACTAAGATAGATGAGTGGAGAGAAAATGGAGTTACAGTTTTTGATGACTTCCAAAGTTTATACGATATCTTACCCAAGACCAGAGTTGCAATCTTAGAGAACAGTACGGCGGGAATCGAATGTGCCATGCATGATGTCCCAATGATATCATACGGTTATCCAGAATACCATTGGATCACAAAAGACCTTAGACACTTATCACAGTTGAAGTTATATGTTCGAGATCTGTCTTGGTTTGATTTAGAAAGGTCACGTAGTTTCATTGCATGGTACTGTCAACAGTATCAGTGTTATGACTACGAAAGCACCTTCAAAAGGATTAAAGAACTTTTATTCAAAGGTTCTTGATAAATTGTTATAAATATGAAATATTATTTCTATTCAGGAAAGATGAAATGCCAGCCATTGTTAGACAACCATTGCGAACCTCACTTGCGAAGGATCTTCTAGCGAGTGTCCTTGGTCCTGAGTCTGACTACTACATCGGTATCGGCAAGTCCGATATCTTTGGTTCAGATGATACAGTTCCGGCACCTATAGATTCTTCAGCAGAAGAACGAGAGTTCAGAAACAATTTACAGTCCGTAAAGAAAGTTGAAGGTGCGGTGATGGTCACTCGCCGATATAACTGGACGAACGGAAACAAGTATCAGGGATGGGACGATAACGTCTCGCAGACAGGTAGCGAGTTCCCATTTTATGTCATGAACAGTGCAAAGGAAGTATACCTTTGTTTGTCACATGGTATTGATGATACTGGTACCCATCAACCGTCGACAGTAGAACCAAACTACTATACCGATGCAGAACAAGATGTCAATCTGGAACCACCAGAGCCCATGCAGTGGAAACCATTTATTCTATCTGACGGGTACACTTGGAAGTACATGTTCTCTCTGACTCCTGAAAATATATACACCTTCTTATCATCTAACCACATCCCAGTACAACCATTAGAAGATGAACTGAGTGATGGTGATTCTATTGAAGATCTGCAATGGCATGTTGCCGACAAGGCAATCGGTGGTCAGATCATTAGTATCATAGTTACCGATGGTGGTGAGGGTTATGACCAGAACAACCCCCCAGTTGTAAAGATTGAAGGCGATGGCACCGACGCGACTGCAACCGCAGTTGTTGATACAAACGGACAGGTCGTAAGAATAGATTTAGCATATCGTGAAACTGTTGGGGATATTCCAACTAGAAAAACAATCACATCATACGGATCGGGATATAGTCGTGCGTTAATAACTATCGAAGGTGGTAATGGTGAGGGCGAGGCCGATGCAAAGGCACGTCCGGTTATTACGACCTCTACCGGACTAGGTGCTGACGCATCATCTGATTTCAAAACAAGTTCGGTCCTAATGACTATCAAACCAAACGGAGATGAGAACAACAGGTTTATCTTAGAAAACTCATTCCGACAGATTGGTATACTCAGGGGTCCTAAGAAACAGGATGGTACCCCTTATACCGGCGCAGGTGATAAGTGTCTATCGTCATTCACCTTAAACAACAATGCTCCGTTTGATCATGGAGAGTTAGTTGAGGCGTCATCACCGTCCGGAGAAAATAATAGTCTTTTGTCAACGGGCGCAGTCGCATATGTCAATGAAGTTAAAGACAAGACAGTTTATTATCATCAAAATATGACTACAGGGTTTACTCCCTTTGGTCCTAACCACGCCGTTACTCAAGTGAGCAACAGCTCTAAGTCTGGAGTTATAGATTTCGTCACCGTAACATATGGCATCGACCGATACACAGGTGAGGTACTATACATCGAGAACCACCCACGCATTCGTCGTGACGCGGAACAACAAGAAGACATTAAAGTAGTCATCACGGTCTAGGATAAATCATGGCAATCGAAGATAACAAACCACAACCAGTAACTGACACAACATTTAAGATTAATTATCGTGACTACTATGATGAGAATGATGGGTATCATCGTGTCTTATTCAATTCTGGTCGTGCGTTACAAGCTCGAGAGTTAATCGAACTACAGACGATCATCCAAGAGGAGATCTCTCGATTTGGTGGTAACGTATTCAAAGAGGGTGCGTTAGTTAAACCAGGCGGCGTCACTGTAGACAATAAAGTCGAGTTCGTTAGATTCACCGAAACCAGTATAGTACCATCGGATATTCAGACACTCACTCATGATGAGAGTGGTATTAAGGCAAAGGTCCTTTCAGTAGATGTAGAATCCAAAACTATCTACGTGCAATACACCGACACTCTGGGTGCAGGTGGTGGTGAAACCGCACCAAGGTTTGCTGTAGGCGATCGCCTTGAGGCAGGAGAGGTAGCGGCATCGGGTCTTTCGACTTGGGCATATTTTGCTTCCGGTGACTACTTTGTTCAAGGACACTTCGTCCATGCGGTTGGTGGTGAAATGATCATCGATCCGGAAGGGACTAGTTACCTAGACGCAGATGGTAGATCTACCCCAATCGATATTGGTTTCAAAATTGAAGAAGTTGTTTTCACAGAGAGTGAAGATCCGGAGTTATACGACAACCAAGGGGACGTTGTAAATCAAACTTCACCAGGCGCACACCGTTACAAAATTATATTAACACCATCCACTCGCGAACAGTCCAACGAAAATAATTTTGTTTTTGTTGCTCGTGTCCTTAATGGCGAGATCACTCGTGAGGTCACAAGTCACGATGGATACAACCGTATCAACAAGTTGCTTGCACAGCGCACTAAAGAAGAATCCGGTGATTATGTTGTACAAGACTTTACCGCAGTCTTCGAAGATAAGAATGATCAGGAACTAATACTAGATGTCTCTGAAGGTATAGCATACGTAGACGGATACCGATTAGATATCGGCCGCACAGAAATAAATGTACCACGTGCACAGTCTTCAAAGAAACTAGATCTAGATAATATTCCAGCATCATACGGTAACTGGGTTTACCTAGATCTTTCTGGAACAACTGGTCTGGGTGATATTGCGAACTTCGGTAAACTCGATCTAATTGGATCTGACGGTGATCCGAATAATGTTTTGGGTTCAACTTTCTTACGTGGTATTGAAGAAGACCAATCTGGCTTCCGAGCATACATTTTTAATACGGTCACTAATGTTGATGTGTCCTTCAGTGAAGTTCATGAAATGGTTACCCCAGACGGGTCGTCCGTATTAAAACTAAGACGTGAATCAGATTCAGGTTCGACGATATACAGCACTACTGATAACAATCTTTTATTTCCATTGTCTCAATCGAGTCCAGTGGGAAGTACTGTAACCAAGATATCTTACACTCAACAAGTAGTGAAGGTAGGAGAGTCTCCTGAAGATGATAATACAATCTCTATCCTTGATGGTCGCGAAACTCAGAACTGGATTCTTTCTAAAGATGGAGTTGGCATTGAAGAGAATGTTGTCCCAACCTTATCAGGAACTTATGAGAACCTTGATGCGAACGCGACATACACTATTCTTTATTATCAGACAATACAACCTAGCAATAAGAGTAAGACTTTAACATCAACTACTATCAGTGTAACAAGTGGATACGATCTTATTTCGTCTCAGGTAGTAGATGGGTATGAGATTGAAAATATACTTCTAACAGTTAATAATCAGTCTTCCGATATCACCTTCATGTATGAGATGGATAACGGTCAACGCGACAACTTCTATGACTTTGTTAGATTTAACTTAAAGCCAGGCAATACTATACCGGATGGTGCTGAAGTCTCTATTAGATTTAAACACTTCGAACATTCTACTACCGGAGGTTTCTTCTCTGCGGCATCATATGGAACTGAAGCAGAAGGCCAGTTGACTTACGATGAAATACCATCTTACACTATGTCTAACGGTAATACGCAATCTCTACGTGACGTTATAGATTTCCGTCCATCGAGAAATTCAAATGGGACATTCAAGGTGATGCCTTTACCACAGAATGCATCTTCCCTTACTTTGAATGAAGTAGAGTACTATCTACCTCGTATTGATGTTTTGGTTGCTAACGTCGTTGATAGTTACGGTGATGTAGGATTTGGAGAACTACAAGTAATACAGGGTCAACCAGCAGTATCTCCTAGACCACCAGAGGTCCCAACAGGATCTTTACCTCTATATGTGTATCGACTTAACGCATATACTTTTAATTCAACAGATCTTACAATGGAGAAGCAATCCCATAAGCGATATACCATGAAGGATATTGCTAAGATCGAGAACAGACTAGAAGGTCTATACGAATTGACGACTCTAAGTTTACTGGAGTCTAGTACCCAATCAATGGATGTATTAGATTCATCTGGTAACCCTAGAACCAAAGCAGGATTCATTGCAGACAACTTCTCCTCGTTTAACTTCTCCGATGTGAATAGTGTAGACTATCGCGCGTCGGTTGAAACCACGAGTGGAGAACTACAACCATCATTCAGAGAGAATCTAGTTAGACTGAAGCATGACGAATCGCAAGGAAGTTCATCTCGTACTGGAGACTACGCAACTCTACCATACACTCACGCCTCGTTCATAACACAAGACGTGGCCACGAGTACAATGAACATTAACCCGTTCTCGGTCATCACACAGGAAGGTCACATCACACTATCACCATCAAGTGATGAGTGGGTAGAGACACAGACTCTGCCACCAATTATGCAGACCGTTGTACGTCGCACACCAATTGAAACAGGTTTCAATGACCTGTGGAGATGGGAAAACGCGCCTGGGGGCATTGGTAACTTCAGACAAGCGCAACGCAATCGATTCGAAAGAATGATAGACACCGTGTCGACACAGACACCTCTTGCTCGCTCAATTCAAGAGTTCGTTGGAGAACGTGTCGCAGGTGTTGAAGTCATTCCATTCATGCGATCACGTCTAGTATCATTCAAGGCAGAAGGTCTTCGTCCGAACGCGAAAGTGTGGGCATACTTCGGTAACCGAAACGTCTCTGCGTGGTGTCGACCAACAAACACATTCGTTGAGTTCTCGACAACTGATTCCGAAGTGGGATCGTCCCAATCATCTGCGACAGGTATCGTAGGATCAGGTCAGTTGACAACCAACGACAGAGGTGAAGTCGTCGGCGAATTCTTAATTCCAAACACAGACGCATTAAGATTCCGTACAGGAACTCAAGACTTCCAGATCTTAGACATCAACGTAAATACCTCAGATGCGAGACTGACAAGAACACAGGCTGCGGAGTCGTTGACAAACTCTACCGCTCCTTACACATCAACAGGAACTATCGAGTCTATCCAACGCACAATTAGAACCACGCGTATACCACAAAGAGTTCGTCGTCGTAAGGATCCACTCGCACAGTCGTTCTTCGTTGATCCGGCAGAGAACCCAAATGGAATTTTCCTAACCAAGGTACGCGTCTACGTACAGAGCAAAGACTCTACGATTCCGATGCAGGTTCAAATTCGACCAGTAGAAAATGGCATACCTACAACTACTATTGTACCAGGCTCGGTAAAGTTTGTCAAACCAGACGACATCACGCTCGCACCTAACACAGACATTGCAAGTATCCGATCTAACGGAACGACCGTTGAGTTTGACGAACCAGTATATCTAACCGCAGGGGAAGAGTATGCGATTGTCCTACTTGCAGAGTCGGTTGAGTATAACGTATATGTAGCACAGACCTACGAGACTATCATCGGTGGTAACGAAGGTAAGGTATCAAAACAACCTTCACTTGGTTCTCTGTTCATGTCACAGAGTGGTTCGACATGGACGCCAGACCAGACCAAGGACTTGATGTTTGAACTGGAACGTGCAGAGTTTGATGCGTCCGGTGCTGTACATTTAATCAACAGTGATCTACCTTCTGTATCTTTGGAAGATTCTCCATTTAGTACAACAGAAAGCTCTAATCGAGTATTAGTCAGACACGAAGGTCACGGTTTCACTAGATTTGATCAGGTAACATTCTCTGGATCTACTTCAGTAGGTGGTCTCGACTTAAATGGAACATTTACTATTGACAACGTGACTTCTACAGGGTATACTATCGTAACTGGTCAGACAACTACAGCTACATCAACTTCTGTTGGTGGCAGTAATTCAGTCATTGCGACTCAGAACGTTATGTTTGACGAATTCACTCCTCAAGTTTCCTCTATCATGCCTAACGGAACATCTGTGTCTTCTACATCACAGAGATGTAAGGGTGCATCATATGCTGGGGATGGAGAGAATGGTCGTAATCCAAATTCAAGTGGACTCTCATATAACAGAAATATCACTCAAGATGTTGTACTAAACGAAGTCAACACAGGATCACATCCTTCTGTTATCGCAACTACAGATAACAAACAGAGTCACAGTATTGAATTTATCTTGTCTCTTCAGACTTCAGACAGCAGGGTCTCTCCTTTGATAGATCTACAAAGAGTTTCTATGCTTGCTCTAGAGAATATTATCGGGGACCAATCGGAAGCGCAACACACCACAAGACCTACAACTATTGATGAAAGTTCAGTCGGTCTGAAAGTGGTCTTCGGTGCGAATAGACCGACAGGATCAACGTTTGAAGTCTATATCAAAACTTCTGTTGATGATGATTCTTTAGTCAATGCCTCTTGGATAGAAATGCCTATCGATAGTCAAGTACCTTCAGATGATAATATATCAGTGTTCCGTGAGTATGAGTACACACAGGAAACCTCTAGTCCATTTAATGCGTTCCAAGTCAAGGTTGTTATGAAATCAAACAACTCATCCAAGTCACCACGCATTCGTGACTTACGCGTAATCGCACTGGCAACGTGATGAATAAATACCAGAAGGTCGAAGGACACAGTAATCTAGTAAGAGACAAACAGACAGGGGCGATCCTAAACACCAACCGTGCAGAGATCGCAAAGGCGAGAAAAATAAAAGAGGCTAAGAGACTAGAGACGGAAAGAATGAACTCACTCACGGAAGAGGTAACCACTCTGAAGAACGAGATGTCTGAGATCAAACAATTACTTACCCTTCTAGTGGAGAACAACGAATGAGTCACGGCGACGACACAATACAGATCATTAACCTCGCGGACAATATCAACGCGGCGTTTGATAAGATCAACGAGAACTTCGAATTACTAGATGCGGGTCTAACTCGTGACGAAGTTATAGCCCTTATAACGGAACACTTGAATGGTAACCCTCACTTTGATGAGTCAGCCATCCGCGCATTCTTAAAGGACGCAGACCTTGATATTGGTAATGGTAAAATTACCTACAGTAACAACTATGCCACTTTTGGGGAATTGCCAGATGCATCTTCGTATCATGGTATGTTCGCTCATGTTCACAACCCGCCTGCCGCATACTATGCGCACGGTGGACAATGGATTGAACTTGCGAACAAGAGTGATGTTGGATCAAGTGATTTTGATGGAGACTATAACAGTCTAACTAATAGACCATCTATACCGACTGACTTAGACGACTTGAGTGACGTTCAGTTTAGTTCTCAAGTGTTGATCGGACATGTCCTAAAATGGGATGGAACCAAGTGGACTAACCTAGAAGACGCCAGCGGTGGCGGTGGTGGTCCAACTGACCCAGGCGAAAACGGAACCTCTTTCTATCAAGCGACAATCTACCAGAGGTCTCCAACTCAACCGACGACACCTAGTGGCGGTACGTTCGACTTCCCTACAGCCACACTAACTCCACCATCGGATTGGGAAGGAACTATCCCAACTGGCGACGATGACCTATGGGCATGTAACTTCCTATTCAGAGATTACCTATCGCAACAGGGAACTATCACTGCAACTGATTGGTCAGAACCATATAGACTGGCTGGTCTAATCGATGTCAACTCTAACGGTGAGTCATACGCACAGTTGTCTATCTATCGTAGATGGTCACCCCCAGAAGACGGCAGTGAGCCAGTTCTTCTTGCACCGGACGGAGGATCTTTTGATTTTGATCCTTCAGTAGAAAATCCTTTAACTCCACCAAATGACTGGTACTTGACTCCACCTTCAGTGGACGTTCAAGCGGGAGATTTGTATGTGAGCGCAGGCATCGCCACTACAAACGGATTAGATGAAGGAGTGACATTAGATACTAGCATCTCTTGGTCCAATCCACAGAAAACAAGCACTGGACTAGATGGACAAGATGGTCGATCTATTTTCGAGAAGGCAGTTTATCGTAGAGTTCAAAAACCAGCTGGATGGTCGATTGGTGATGATCTTCCCGCACCACCAAAACCAGTGGGGGGTTTCTTTAACTTCGGTGAAGAGGTCTTTGGTAAAACTGCACCGGACATACCCGCCCCACTAGATGACGCAGACGGCAACACCGGCGTTTGGTATGCTGGAGTCCCAACATGGGACCCAACTTCGGGCGAACCCGCTGGAGATGTATGGTCATCTGTCTATGCGTTCAGTGTCGTAGGTGATACGGGAACGGACATAGCAGTTGATGAAAACTGGAGCGAACCTACAATAGGTATTTTAGATAGCGTATCGACATATCGAAAGTCACTATACGCTCGTTCCGCAACTAGACCGACTACTGACTTTTCGAACAATAATGTAATTTATAGTTTTACTCACGACAAGTTCTTAACTATAGGTCCCGACACCGATGCGGTCAATGGTATCGATGGCCTTCCATTTTGGTATGAAGAGCCACCAGAACTAGACCTAGACGATCCGATGGATCTGTGGGAAGTAACAACCACTGCGAGTTTGATCGGGTATCTTGGAGAAGATAGAGATCTAACATTCGGAGATATCAAGCGAGTTCTTAACTATGCGATTGATGCAGAGGACGGATTCAGTTTTGTTCAGTTAAATGTCTATCAGTGGGCATCGACTAATCCAGGCGAACCACCTTCGGATGGCACTTTTGATTTTAGTTCTAAGACGTTTACTGTGCCTACTGGTTGGTATAGAAATGTTCCAGACCCAGATCCTAATGATGGCCCTTTAACACTATACGTCTCCTCTGGTGTCGCAAGTACTCTGGGATTGACAGAAGCGGACAATAATGTCGATAGTAATATTGAGTGGTCTACCGCAGATGCAACTACCGCAGGTGGTTCGGGCCGAGACGGTCGATCGACATTTAGGGCGGTCATCGTAACGAGAACAAACGATGTTCCGGTCAGTGATGGAGGCACTTTAGTTCCACCAACAGGAGGTGTTGTTAACTTCGCAGGAACCACCAAGACTGGCACAAGTCAAGAACTGTCAGGTGCTAATGTTGGAGGCAACACTTCATTCCCACCTAACTCAGTAACTCCTCCGGTTGGGTGGTATGATCATGTTTCTGATATTCCGGCGACCTTAGTTCCAGACGGAAAAGTCTGGGCGGTAGAACAAACTTTCGCTATCGACGGCGACGACTCTATAGATGTTGGTGGCACATGGTCCGAACCATACGAAGATCACAACAACGGTGAGGATGGTTACTCGACCTTCTCCGCATCTGTTTATAAAAGAAGTGCGGTCAAACCAGCAGCAGACGGAAGTGGTGAGTGGGGACCAGTCGGTGCGACATATAGTTTTACCGATGATGTCGTTGTATTTACAAACCAAAACATAACGGACGGTTGGTCAGAAGACCCACAAGAATCTAACGATGCGAAAGATCCTCTATGGTTGTGTCGCGCAACGGCAACAACCAAAGGTCTCACCGGAACAGACGCGACACTGACTTGGTCGGAACCAGTTAAGGTATCTTCTGACGGTGAAAATGGACAGCCTGGTTCTGGTATTGTTGTGGACTTGAGCAATGAAAACCATTCTATTACAGCACAATTTGATGGTACTCTATACAGCAATTCTCTCGTTGGTGCGTTTACCACTTTGCAAGCCTTTAACGGTGATGATGCAATAGACCTTTCGAACGAAACCATTGACATATCACTTTCTGAAGGTGTCAGTCAAGGAAGCGGACCTAATGATGTAAATTGGACAACCGCAGATTTATCAACATCAATAACTCACGTCGGCGCAAACGTTGATGAATTTACATTAACCTTTACTGTCCTGAATAGATCTGCCGTATTTACTCTAACTAAAATTAAAGCAGCTGCACCCGGCCAACCCGCTACAGTATATCGTTTAATAAACAGTGCTAGTGTTATTAAGTCTAATCCAAATAATACTGAACATGAACCATCACAACTTTTTGTTACCGCATTTAAGTATACTGGTGGACTGGCGCCCGCAATCGCGCTTACAGGAACGACATTAATATTAAAAACTAATGATGTTGATACAGTAGTTGAAAGCGCAACTGACGGTACATTGATATGGGATGTTGCTGATAATACTACTTCCATAAATGTAGAACTTTGGGTACCAGACACCAGCGGAGTGAAGGTTGATGAAGAAAACATTCCTGTCGTATTCGATGGAACTGATTCTGGAGATGTTACAGTTCCTCCTAGATTTGAGTCTGGTTATGTTTATTATCAAGTTGCTGATGGATCGACAAATGGTCCAGCAAAACCTTCTGCAAATTCATTCACGTTTGCGGGCGCTGGCGGGAACTCAGGAACCGATGGAGTCTTTGTAAATCTCACCGACGACTGGTCTGCTAACCCACCAGGCGATACGAATCTTGAAGGAACATTCTGGGCGGCCAGATTCACGGCATTTGAAGATACCGCCGGAGGCGGCACAGCGACAGGTGACGCAACAACCGAGAACGGAAACTTACACTTCAGCACTCCTTTCAAGAATTTCTCATTCAATGGTTTAGTGACTTTCGAGAATCTGAGTGATGAGTTGGTTAACATGGATGACCAAAGTTCCCGCATCACCACTATTGATGGTGGTAAGATTACGACGGGCGAACTAGATGCAGATAAAGTTGAAATCAGAAAACTTTCAGCTAAACAAGGCACTTCTGGAGAACGAACAGAAGTTAGTCAAGATGGAGTAAAAGTATATTCTGCCGGTGGTAATGGCGCGGGAATTCTAAGGGTTAAATTAGGAGATCTGTCATGAGTCAAGGTGTAGAAGTATATGATCCTACTACCGGCTCTGTAGTTTGGTCAAGCAACCAAAGACAGACTAATGTTCAAGTTTATGCCTACTTCGATTTAGCATCAAACTCAAATCCGACATTTACTTGTGCTGATGCGAACGATAGTTCTCAGGTATTGATAACATTCAAATCTACTAATTTTAATTTGATTCCGTCTTATGAGGGCGTGTCAGTTACCAATAGAACCTCTACAGGTTTTAATTTATCGGGAAACACCCAGACCGGATGGGTAATCGCAGTGAGGATTAGATAATGGCATATGGATTAAAGGTAGAGGGTACTGACGCTGGTGGAACTTTTCTTGTAACAGATACTGATAAGAATTTAAGAAACTTGCGCGTAGTGGACTACGGAACTAATGATACTCAAATTACTTTAGATTCCGCATTACAGTCCAACGACCTTTTGTTTGTTAAAAACCCACAAGAACCGCCTGGTGGTTGGGAAACCTATCAAAGATATTATACTGATCCGGAGGGTGGCCAGACGTTACAGCTCTATTGGACTGGACCAACATATTATTATATTACTCTATCTGAAGATGAGAAAACCATAAATTTCAAGGGCGGAAGAATAGGAAGTATAGGTGGTCAAAATAGAGGCTATGTAAGATGGTATGCCTATCAAAAATGGGATGTAGCCTTTGATTGGTTCCTAGTTCGTGATGTTGGTCAGATTGTCAGTGATGGTTTATCTAGTAACGAAACTCACGGTATTCAGATTTTAACCGAAGAAGTAAATGGTGTTCAGGACATTGCATTCGATTCTCGCGCAATTATTAATGACCAGACCTTTAGTATAAATGGAGTTGCTCCCGCATCTGGTAGCTGGTCATATGATAGTTTAAGAACTCAATTTACCTATGGTGAATCTAATAGTTATGTGAATATAGAACATACTGCCGTTGGCGCTTCAGCTTATGCTAATGGTGGTTATGACGGTACTTCGGGTGGTCTTCGTATTAGAGGAATACAAGTTGGTACAACTAGTGCTTTCGTTTATGAGGGGTTTCTTGAATTCGAAGTTGGGGGTGCTGGTATTTTTTGGTTCCCTAATAACGTAGCATTATTTTCTGCCAAAATGTATACAGGGGTCCCGTCCGGAACGGGTGCATCTGACGGTAGCGGTACAGACGACAGCGGAGACGATGGAACGGATGAATCTGGATCTGGCGTTACACAGCTTGTAGGAACTATAGAACTTGCGACAGGTCAAGATAATAAGATAACTGAAGGTACAGATCCTAGCATTACATACAATGTTGGAGTTAATATAAGTGGTGATTACAACTTAAAGGTTGTTCGAAACTCAGGTTCAGTTGGTGGTGGAGAACTATCCGGAACTGGAAAAACATTCAGTGGAACATCTACCTCTATGACAATCACTGCAAATAATGATAGTACTTCTGAGATTGGATGGCAAGGTGAAACCTTTACACTAGAACTGAGACTGGGATCTACACTTGGAGACGGGGATTTATTCCAATCAAGTACTTTTAGTTTATATGATGATGACTTGTCTGTAACGGTGGTGGGCACTTCAGGCACCCGTGTTGATATTGCTAATAACGCAACTACTGCTAATGTTATTGCGTCTTTTAGTTCGGTAGGTGATGCTACTGTTGCGGGAAGAATAAGAAATTCTTCTGGAACTATTGTTAGAAGTGGATTTAATTTTAACAATTCAGGTAATACCACAATCACGGTTGCTGCGGGACTGCCCAGCGGAACTGGAACTACGAGCGCAACAACAGCAAATTATACTCTTGAAGCATACACTGGAAATTCTTGGTTGTCAACCCCTTTCACTATTCGACGATTGGCGGGAGATTCATCAAGCAGTAATGATCCATTGAGCAATCCAACCCTATCAGGAAGTTCGTCCGTAACAATAGAATCAACAGAGGTAAGTTATGGTGTGAATTATTCTGGAATGCAGAGTGGTGAACAGATACGAATGGTGGACTCATCCGGTGCGGTTTCATCATCAACTACTACAGCATTTTACAGTTTAGTAACAGTAACAATTAATAACAATCTACCTTCCGCAGGTTCTAATAAAACATTTACTCCACAAGTAAAAGCAACTGGTGGAAATTGGACACCGAAGGTTGGTGGTAATATCACTATTACTAGACAAAGTGGTGGTAGTTACAATCCACCTACCCCAGGCGGCGGCGGTGATTTCGGTAACAATTGATCTATATAAATAAACTTAATTAGTAACAGGACTTTTAAAAATGTTAGACTACGTCGCATACGTGACAATTAGAACAGGGCAGATCAATAGATGCAGTGCCCCTCAATACAATACTCCATCAAATGGTACAGTAGTTGATGATGGTATTAGTCTTGTTGTCTACGTAACAAAAGATAATATTCCGGATGGATGTGAAGGTCCGTCTCAGCTTAGAAATGAATACACCTATGACATGGTAGAATATAAGTTCGTCCATATCGGTCTTCCGCCAAACCAACATGCGGAATGGAATCCGGAGACTGGTGATTGGTCATGGGACTCAGAACTTCTGGAACAGGACATCCGAATAGAAAGAAACAGATTGTTGACTCTTTGTGATTGGACTCAGATTCCAGACGCCCCATTGTCACTTGATATGAAGAATGCATGGGCAGGTTATCGACAAGAACTACGTGATATCACTTCAGACTTGGAAGGGGTGTCTAGTATATTAGACTTAAACTGGCCTACTACACCACAGTAATAATTGACAGAAATATTTTTATAAAAGTGCGGATGCCTCGGTTCCCGCACTTTTTTTTTATATAAATAACTCTTGTCATTAACCAATAAATCCTTTTAACTTAAAAGAGAGACGATATCGTGTCAGCATCTAGTATACCACTAAAACTTCAAAATGCTAATGGTGACCTACAAGAATTCACTCCATCGGATGAGCTTTATCTATCCTTTGCAGTGGGACAAGCATTAGTTGCGGCCGCTTCTAATGACGTTGGTAATATCAGTTTAACTGATGGCCAATCAATCGGTTCGTTTGTAGATTCTTACTACAATGAAATATCTGGCACCCACCCTGCTTCACAAATAACGGGTGCCTCAGTGACCACCACTCTGAAGCAAGTGAGTGGCCCAGCAGACGAATCCGGTGCAGACTTTGTCCGCCCAGTAGGTTATTACGACGTTGATCCAAACCCAGGCTTCTACGAAATGGTAGACGGGGATATGGACAACCTAGCAGGTCGTGTTCTGTCTAACTTAGTACAGAACGACTATATCGGTACTTTCAAACTGTCCGCTACTCAACCAAGTGCAGACTATACAAAGTTTATTGACTCTGTATTCTCTGACACTCATGGTAACGGTGGGGCAGGTACCGTAGTAACAAACTATCACATTTGGATGCGTACTTCTATGACGGCAGTTGCTCCAGTTCGTCCAGTAGCGACAAGCTACGACGGTTCTGGTTTCAACGGTCTACGTGAAATGACGGATGCGCAGATTCAGTACACACTGGGTCAACGTATTAAGTCAATGCGTGCTACGTCAGGATCGATTGGTTCATACCAGTTGCGTTCCACAGCACAAGGCGCACCGACAGTCCCAGGCTCATGGTTGCCTGTAGGTACTGCACAGAACACACGTCGAACTCCAGTTGATGTTGCATACGCAAGAACTCGCGTATCTTCATACAACCGTGCACGTGTTTCTGCATACACTCGTACTCGCGTATCTTCATACACGCGTAATAGTGTAAATACATTTAGTCGTACCTTTGTAGGAGACTACACTGGTGCATATTCACGCGACTTCGTAGGTAACTACTCGCGTGACTTTGTTGGGAACTACTCGCGTACTCGCCCATCATCGTACTCAGGTACATATGCAAGAACTCGCGTATCATCGTTTGCACGTACTCGTTTAACAGCGTTTACTGGATACTTTGCGGGAACTTACTCACGCGCACGTGTTTCAGTTTATACACGTAACCGTGTAACACCATTCACTGGTACATTCTCACGTAACCGTGTTTCAACATACACTCGTGGTCGTGTATCATCTTACGCCGGTACTTATTCTCGTAACCGCGTTTCTTCATACGTTGCAGACTATACACGCAACCGTGTTTCAACATATTCTGGAACATATTCGGGCACTTACTCCCGTCTACGTGTTTCTGCTTATTCTGGAACATACTCGCGTAACCGTGTTTCATCTTATGCTGGAACATATACGCGCACACGTGTATCTACTTACGCAACTGACTTTACCCGCACCCGTGAAGAGAACTTCGCAGGGACTTACACTGGTTACTATACTGGCGTATTCTCTCGTGCTCGTGTATCAACATATACGCGTAACCGTGTAACAGGTTTCGCAGGTAACTTCATTGGTAACTACTCTCGCAACTTCCAAGGTAACTATTCGCGTAACTTCGTGGGTAACTACTCTCGTGGATTTGCTGGAGATTACGTAGGTAACTACTCTCGCGTATCAACACGTACATCAACTCGCACACGTTACAGTGCTTACGCAAGAACACGCATCACTAACTATGTTGGTGACTTTACTCGTGATCGCGTCACTAACTTTGCGGGTAACTTTGTGGGCAACTATGCTCGCACCTTCGTAGGAAACTACGGTGGTAACTTTATTGGAAACTACGCTCGTGACTTCGTTGGAAACTTCGTTGGAAACTACGCTCGCGCATATGTAGGTAACTACTCTCGCGGATTCGTAGGTAACTACGGTCGTAACTTCCTTGGAAACTTTGTCGGAAACTACAGTCGTAACTTCCTTGGTGACTTCACCGGAAACTACGCTCGTGGTTTCGTCGGTGACTTCGTTGGAGATTTCGTAGGTAACTACGCACGTACTTCAACTCGTACATCGACTCGCACACGTTACTCTGCATATGCTCGTACTCGCGCAACGAACTACACTCGCAACCGTGGTTCTGCTTACGCTCGTACATCTACTCGTACTCGTTACAGTGCATACGCAAGAACTCGTGCAACAAACTATACAAGAACTCGTGGTTCAGCTTACGCACGTACTCGTATCACTAACTACGTTGGTGACTTCGCGCGTACATCTACTCGTAGCAGACCATCTACGTTCTCTTATGCACGTACTCTATACTACGCAGGTGACTTCGTAGGTAACTATGGTCGTACTCGTGTAACAAACTATACTCGTGCTTCAGCGGTAGGCGTGACCTATACAGGTAACTACACACGTAACCTATACTACGTTGGTAACTATGCTCGTGGATATGCAGGCAACTTCGTGGGTAACTACACACGTAACCGTGCATTTTCATACGTAGGTGACTATGCTCGTAACCGTGCATTCTCATACGCAGGTAACTACACACGTACTCGCGCAACGAACTACACTCGTAATAGAGTTGTTGCTGGTAACTCTACTCGTGTAAGCACAAACGGTGCTGGTTTTGTTGGTAACTTTGCAGGTAACTATGCAGGCAACTTTGCTGGTAACTTTACACGATCTACATCATCAACACGTACATCAACACGTGTTTCTACTGGTGCTGGCGGTCAGGTAACCAACGCATATTCCGGAAATAACTGGTCGTTAACTACAGGTTGGCGTTCGGATAGTGAAGGTGGAACCAATTTTGTTACCGTTTATATTAATGGAACTTTAGTTGGAGGCATGACAGGAAGCGGAACATCTCTGACTGCTGGCGGTGTAACATATTATCGTGCTGCTTGGCGAAACACGAATGGATTCGTATCACATTATGGTGTTACTTACCAATCGGGTGGTGCCTCTTATACTGGTAACTTTACTGGTAACTTTACAGGAACTGCTACTTACACTCGTACTTCTACAAGAACGTCAACACGTACTTCGACTCGTACCCGTAGTAGCACTTTCTACTACACAGGTGATTTTGCGAACTCAACAACTTATGTTGGAGATTTCGTAGGTAACTTCGGTGGCACGTATACTCGTACTCGTACCGGAAACTACACTGGTAACTACGCACGTACTCGCACTGGTAACTACACTGGTAACTACTCACGTACTTCGACACGCACACGTTATAGTGCTTACGCAAGAACTCGTGTTGCGACAGGTACTTACACACGTGACCGCGCTGCGACACTATACTACACAGGTGACTTTGTAGGTAACTTCGCTGGTGCATACTCACGCACATCTACCCGCACATCAACCAATACTGGTTACTACTCACGCACACTGACTTACGCAGGTAACTACGTAGGTAACTATGCGACAACGTTCACTGGCGACTTCGTCGGTAACTATGCGCGTAACTTTGCGGGTGATTATGTTGGTAACTTCGTAGGTAACTACGCTCGTGGATTTGCTGGTAACTATGTCGGTAACTACGCTCGCACATTCGTGGGTGATTTCGTAGGTAACTTCGTAGGTAACTATGCACGTGCATACGCTGGTAACTTTGCTGGTGACTTCGTAGGTAACTACGCGCGTACTCGTGTAACTAACTACACCCGTACTCGTAACTCTGCGTACACACGTAATCGCACACAGAACTTTGCGAACTCTTACGCTCGCACACGTGAAACAAACTATACTGGTTACTACACACGTAACCGTGCATCCGCATACGCTCGTACTCGTTACAGTGCATACGCTCGCACACGTGTAACTAACTACGTCGGTGACTTCACACGCGATTCAACCCGCACATCTACTCGTAACCGTGGTTCTTCATACACACGTGATCGTGTAACTAACTTCGCTGGTAACTTCGTAGGAAACTACGCAACAACGTTTACCGGAAACTTCGTTGGTAACTACGCACGTGGATATGCAGGCGACTTCGCTGGTAACTACACTGGTGACTATGCTCGTACTTCAACGCGCACTCGTTACTCCGCATACGCTCGTACTCGTGTATCTGCATACGTCCGCAACCGTGGATCATCATACACCCGTGATCGTGTAACTAACTTTGCTGGTGACTTTGTAGGTAACTACTCTCGCACCTTCTCTGGTCAGTACACACGTCAGTTCGCTGGTGAGTATGTTGGTGATTACGTAGGAACGTTCGCAGGTAACTACGTTGGTAACTTCAGTCGTGACTTCGGTGGAAACTACGTCGGTAACTATGCACGTGGATTTGCTGGTAACTACGTAGGAGATTATACTCGTGGATTTGCTGGTGAATACACTGGTGCTTATTCCGGAACATACTCTCGTGGATTTGCTGGTAACTACGTAGGTAACTACAACCGTGGATTCGTTGGTGAGTACACTGGTACTTACAACACAACGTTTACAGGTAACTACTCACGTGGATTCTCCGGACAGTACACACGCGACTTCGCTGGTGACTTTA